ATCTAAAGCTTTAAGACGAGTTACAACATTTCTAACATTTGGTAAGGCGCCTTTTGAAAAACCTGCAGGTGCAAACCAAGGAGATTCACCTCCTGCTTGACTCTCGGATCTTGCTAAAGCACCTAAAGCAGCAATAGATGAAGGAAGAATAACACTTCTTTTGTTTGCTAATTTGTCACTCTGGTCGATCATGACAACATCAGGGAAATATGTCGCAACATAATTATTGTCTAGGTTTCTTGATTCAAAATTTGAAATTGTCAAATCCACGTCAGGTTTTCTAGAGCCGTCAATTCCTGCTCGATAAAGTCTTTGACCGTCTTTGTCTAAATTGACAATGTCCATAAGATAAATTGCTCTACCATAATCTCTTACCTTTATTGCAGCATAATCAGTGATTAAAGGTTCTTTAATACCAGGAAGAACAAGAATATGTGATACACCAGTAGCATCATCCAAGATCAAATCGATTGCATTTCTGTATGCATTGATAATGTTATTGTTAACACCTGCACCTTGCATTGTTGAACCAGCTCCACTGTTGTCATAAGTTGCCAATGCACTTCTAAATCCATAAGAACTAGCCTTGCCATTGATTGCAGAAGTTGCTGTTGCACTAATTGCATCAACAGATATTGAAGTTGAAAGATCATTCATGTGCACAGTATCAAAATCAAAAATATTCAATCCATCAAAACCACCAAACATAGGAGCTGTAAACTTTGTATAACCTGAATATTTATTAAATTTAACTTTGTCTTCTGAGAGCAATGATGCAAAAGTGACTCTGTATTGATTTGATTGATTAGCTGCATCTTTATTTCCTTTTTTATTCAAGTTACTCATATCAATCTTGTAATCGATTGCATTTTGATTGCCGCCTACTTTTGCAGATCTAATATACACAGCGTCTTTCAAGGTGTCAGAGATTACATTTAAATCGATATTAGAAACTAGGGAAGCAGAAAATGCAACTTTTGATAATGAAAATTTATTAAATTGAAAATCATCTGCTTCGTCTTCACTTATAACATTTGTTGTTCCCATAAACTTTGAATAATTTGATATGATGTCATTGTATCTAGAATTGTTTGTAGTCAAAGAATTAGGATTTAAAATACTGTCAAACTTTGAATTTGTAACACCCCAATAGAGATTGCTAGAAACAGATTCTCCTGATGTTGCATTTGCTTGGCCTAAATAATTACCGGCAGCATATTCACCTTTTGTAATTTTAAATCTCATTGGAAGAGGAGGAAGAACAGGTTTTTTTGTAAGAGCATCAATGTTTGTTCCAAACAATGTAGTTCCACTGTCTGTGTTTGCACCATCGTCTGATGTTGTTTTAAGAACAGGAATACCTTTAAAACCAAAAGGTAATGTCTCAACTGGAATTTTACCTTCTCTAACGTCAGAATTCATTACTATTCTTACGAATCTAGATTGATTTTCAAATTCACCTTCAACAAATATTCTTTTTTCTAAAGAGTCAGAAAAATTATAAACTGATTTTTTGTCACCTATAATTTTTGCAATATAGTTAGGAGCTGTTGGATCTAAACAAACTTTTGTAAATTGTTCTAGAATAACAGGCGACTCATCTGTATCATATAAATCTCTAATTTCAACATTGAAAGTTCCATATTTGTAATCAACATCTGTTGAAGCACGAAGATTTGTAATACTGATCTTGTGTTTTAAAGATGCATATGAACCATCATCTAATGATTCAAAATGAAAAAGTTCAAATTCTTTTGAACCAAAAGGTTGACTTAGAAACTTTGGTGATTTTGGTGTCGTAAAAACAGAATTGAAAAAGCCGTATTCTTCACCGTTTGCTTCTCGTGTAAGAGCAACAAGATCACCAGCCGCAACTTCAGCGACTGTTTTCGCAACAGGAAAATCTAGATAAAGAACATAACCAAAATCATCAATCATTGAAGGATCGGTATTTAAAGCCTTTGTAAGATATCCACTTGAGTCAGGATTAAAATCTAAACCAATCACTCTTTCTAGAACATTAACAGATGAATTTTTTCTAATAACTTTTATTGAAAGATTACTATTTGCAACAGTGTTTGCTTGCTCAATATCACTAGAATCGATAATTGCCAATCTACAATCTTTATGAACCAAAAACATTGCACGAACTAGTTCAACTTGTTTATCATTGCCTGAGAAATTTGTTGTCATCGTTGTGTTATTAAAGAACATACCGGTTGTAAACCATTCATTGTCGTCCACTGTATGTTGTGCTACAAGAAATTGTACACCACCAAATTTTTTTTCATTATCGGTTGTTGATTCAAACTTAAAACCAGCTTTATTTGATGATATACCTAATACTCTTGTAAATTGAACAGCTGCTGGCGATGTTCCTTTTGCATTAAAGTATTCTGCTACTGCATGTCCGGCCAATTTGTTTTTTTCTATTTCTCCAAATATTGTCTGAAATTCTGCTAATGAGTTCACTATTGTGGGAACAAATGCAGGTCCTTTTTGAGATGCGCCAACAATTGCAACAGGTGATGCAACGACTACAGGCTTTGTAAAAATTGACTTTTTCTCAATTTCTCTCTCAAAAAATCCTGGCGATTTAAATACTTGTTCAGCCATTTTTATTCTCCTAAGATCTTATATTTTATAGATTAAATATTAAGTAAAAATCACGTTTATTTCTAAAGAAAAACTAAATAGTAATAATAATTATATGAAATTTAAAATAAAATTAAAAGTTAATATTAATGCCTTTTCTATATATTGTTTCACCTTTTATTTCAGATATCACCTTATTTGTTTGGAGATTAACTCCATATGCATCAGGTTTGATTGCGTTTACGTTTTTTATATTTCTTATATCATTGTTACTTATGTTTCCCCCGTTGTTTGTCAAGACATTCAAAGCATTTTGAGCAGAATTAACACCGATACCACTTCCAGGTAAAGGATCAAATTCACTTTGCAAATCATCAAAAATATGCGCATCAGGTTTGTTGTCTATCGTACCGGTTCTTGTATAGTCTCGCATGTTTGTTGTCATTTCAGAAGTATTAAAAGAAACTGAAGGAGCAGAAATAAAACTTCGAAGAGCAGTTTTTCCACCCATAATATTAGGAGCAACAATATAACCATTTGTCACAAAAGTCATCGTGTATTTGACATATCTTTCATTATCAGTTGACTCTGCGAAAGAAGTGTCCATTGAAAAGGCGTTTTCTGCAAAAGCAACAAACCAATAAGGTTTGTCAGAGTCTATTCTAAACTGTTGACCAGCATTTAAATTATATGAAGACATAATTGTCTCCATTAATCGATTACCTTCTTGCGTAAAGTTTGTCCACAGAGTGACTTCATAATTTGCGCCAATGTATTTCACCGGCGGCATTTCAATAAACTCATATATGTTATCAGAAGACAATTTAGGCTTTAATGAAAAGTCTTTATTAATCTTATCGGTTTTAACCAATCCTTCTTCTTGGCCATAAGTATTTTTGGCATTCTCTACGTTTTCTCTGTTTTTAAGTTGTTGCAAATAGACATCTTCTGCTGCAATTTTTCTTTTGATTGTGTGAGTTATCATCTGATTGTCGGCACTTCCTTTAGGAGGATTGTTTTCAAGAGATGATCTTGTAATCGAAATCAGAGGAAGAATAATCGTTCCGTTTCTGTCTCTAAGTGGTTTCTTTCTTTTTAGCAAAGCGAAACGTTCACCTGTTGCAAAAACAACTGGAACTTTTTTTCGAACGCCTTCTAATTCATAAAATAAAGGTAAATCTTTATCAAAAAGATTGAACATTGCTTTGTCTAAGTCTTCAATTCCGCAGGAAGGAATTTCAATGGTTGCGTAATTGCTGCCTTCGTAGCCTGTTTTAACTGCGTTAACACCAGTTTCATTTCTAGAAAATCTTGTAGGCATGATTAGTTACCATCCTCGTCATAGAAAGAAGATACAACAGATTGACTCGTTTTTTTAACCTGTTTTGCACCAGTAATAGGATCTTCTAGTCTGCCGTCTGAACGTAGCTTTCTGACATCACCTGTGGGTTTACCATTTGAGTCAAATTCAAAACCTCTCTGCTGTTCAAATGTTCTTTGAACTGCATTAGGATCTGTATACATTTCTGAAGTAGGACCAAGAGGTTTCTTATTGATAAGATTGAGACGAGATTGTTTACCTACCATTTTGTAAGATGAAACTCTCTCTGTTTGACCAAAAATAATCTTCTCAGGGATAATGGATGTTGCCTCAAAAAATATGCTACCAAATGAAAAGAAATCACCTTCACCAAGAGATATGTCTTTATCTAAAAGGTCTCTAGGATGTATGTAGCAGGTAATATTACGAACAAGTTCAGTACCAAAATTTGTTGTCTTAACTTCAGGTGCCTGCCATTCAACCATACATTCAACTTCAATCGGAGGATCAAAAACTTTGTTCATTGACTCTTCATACATACCATGAACATCGGAAAGGTCTTCACGCACTTTATAATAATAAATCTTTTGACCAGCAAAATCCTTGATCAATTCTTTTGTTAAGTCTGAGAATAAATCAGCTTCTTTTTCTGTAAAAAAAAATCTAGACATTTTTTATCCTGTTATAATTGGTCCATTAGGTATAGGTATCTTTTTCAAGAGGTTTGTAAGCTGATCTGCTTGGTTATTTTGATTTTCAAGGATTTTTGCCATTGTCAATTTTTCAAGTGTTTCTTTCAATTGTGTTCGCAATTTTTCTTGATCTTCACGACCAGAGCTCACCAAATCAGAGCCATTCATTTGAACATCGCCGCCAGGAATTGGTATACTACTAAACTTTGATCTAATTAAACCTAATGTCTCTCTGCATATCGCCAATGTAAATTCTCTAATCCATTGTCTAGCAATTGAGTTCATCATGCTATACATTATATTTCCATAAGGAAGATTTGAGATGTTTGAAGCACCATTGATTTTTTCATCAGGAACATCTGGATTAAACGGATTTAATGGAAATGCTAGTCTAAAGAATAACCTACCAGGATTTTCTTGCGTTGGTCTAGGATAAATACGGATGTTTCCGCCTTGAATTTCATAACTGTAATTTGAACGACGAATACGATTACTTATGTCCAATTGACCGGCACGTAAAACGTCTTCAAAAACAGGCAAAACATAGAAAACAGTTTCAGGTGTAAAAGACTCAAAAGCAAATTGATTGTTTAGATAATTTATCGCCGATGTTGTGTCAAAGAAACGATAAGCAGCTTGAGGACTAAAATGGAAAACCTGAAAGATACGAGGTTTTGTTTTTTGACGACGTTTTGCTTTTAATGAATAGTTTGGATCTGCAGGATCATTTGGAATGTCATCATAATAAAGAAATGCTCCATTAACATATTCACCTAAACCCATTTGATTGTAAACACTAATTTCATTTCCTGTTACGCTATCAACAGTTTTAAGATCATTAACTAAACTGTAATCCTGTTTTCCTCTTTCTAAAGCTATCGATCCACTAAAATGATCGATACTACCTCCTACACCGGCTTCATTTGCATATGCTTCAGCCTTACGTATGAATATGTCAAAGTTCTCACGTGGCAATTTACCTTCCATGCCACTAGGGCCTTGTGTACCACTTGCAATTGGCATGCCTAATGTATTATGAATATGGCTTTCTGCCATGTGTTCATTTATAAATTTTGAATATTCTAATGTAGCTTCTTCAAAAGCTGCCCAAATTTGTTTACTGGTCAATTCAACACTAATAATGTCATCACCTAAACGCCTTTTGACAAAAGTCACAATACTGTTTGCATCGACTTGAAAATGTGTGTCTGCATCATATACTGCAAAAGGTGTTGGATTTATTACATTTATAAAGCTCGCCATAAAAAAATCCCCTTGTTGTTCTTATTATTTCTAATTATCGAACAATCAAGGGGATTTTGAAAAGTTATTCTATTAAATTATGTTAAAACATTAGATTACAGCTGGTTCACCTTTACCGGCATATAATATTGATACAATCACAGTTGGAGAATTTGTAATAGCAGCATTGTTGTCAGCATTATTTACATATACATACACATTACTACCTACAGAACTACCTAAAGTATTAACGAGTGATTTCCCTGATGTTGCAAGATCAATATCTGTTGCTGAAGGAATTTCACCTGTAGAACCTTCACCTAATACTTCTGTACCGGCAGAATTATCGCCTACCGCTACACTAGATACATTGTGAATTGTAATATTTGCTTTAGCAGCACCATTTGCAGCAGTAGCTGTGGTTGCTGCAATATTTAAAATAACTGAATTTGCTGGCAAAGACTTTGATAATCTTGCTGCAACTTTATTTGCAGCGCCTTTTGTTAATGTAACTTCTTCTTGATAAAGATGTAAACCGACTTTATCTGCTAATGCGCCTGTTACAAAACTAAAACCTGAACCTGCTTCTTGTACTAAACCTTTATTATCTGAATATACGACTTTTGGCATTTTATTCTCCTTTATTTATATTAATTCTGGTTCGCCTTTACCTACGTAAAGGATTGATACTACTACTTTTGGTGATCCTGTTACTGCACCTAATACTTGTGAAGTTAAAAACAAAAATTGTTCATTGGTTACACTTTTTGAATTTAAATTTGCAATTGTTTGACCTAATTCACTTATATCTAAATCGTCATCAGGTACGCATTCATCTAATTCTGATCCGATTAATAATGTGCCTACCACAGCATCATTAATAGAAGGTAATGCTGTATCACATCTTAATTCAATCAGGCCGGTCCCGACAGTTGAAGTTATTATGTTTGAATGCAAAATAATTGAATTTGCAGGTAATTTTTTACTTAAAAGACCTGCAACTTTATCTTCATCAACTTCAGTTAAAGTAACTTCTTCTTGATAAAGATGTAAACCTATTTTATCATTAACTAATCCAGTGACAAAACTAAAACCTGAACCTGATTCTTGCACTAAACCTTTAGTGTCTGAATATATGACTTTTGGCATTTTATTCTCCTAGACCAGATTTCATTATTTGTTTTACTACAGCAGGATGACTTTGCATTAATGCATTAATTAATTTTTGTAATTTTTCTTGACAACCGCAACTACAAGCTCCGGATTTAGGAGATTGTGCAGGCTGAGCAACTTCTAATTTAGCTTCTTCTTTTTTAGGAGCTTTTTTATCGGCCTTAACTTCTGGCAAATCTTTTTCTTCAGACATTTGACTTTCCTTTAAAGTATACATGATTTCATATCGCTGGTATATTCAGCTATCAAATTGATATGAGCTTATTTTTAATTATTTAATATGATTGATTTTTTAAAAATGTTTAAAATATTATTCTTTATTTTCTTCAAAATTTAATTGATCACCGTGTGGTTCATCACCTTTTTCATCATCAGCTTCACCTTCTTGTGCAGAATGAGGAGCTAATTTATCCAAAGCTTCTTGCAAGGTATGTGCTTCCTTAAGACTAAAAGCACCTCTCTTTTGAGCTAATTGAACACCACTTAAAATAACGTTAACCGCACCAACTTGTTCTGGAGTTAATAACATAACTTTGCCTCTTTTTTATTTTGTTTATTTGTTTAAAATTTATAGAAATAATATAAGAAACTAGTCTAAGTTATACAAGAAAATTGATTAAATTTTTCTTGCTTCTTGCATGACAATTCGACGCAAATCCATATTGTCAAGTCTAACAATATTTGGTCGATTATAGTTGTATCTGGACTCATTCAAACGTTCTGCTTTAACATTTTGAATTTCTTCCATAATAATTCTGTTCAAAGAAGAAGGTGTCAATTTGAAAGCTCCTTCTTGAAGTCTTTGTGCTTTTACTGCTGCATATTCTTCAGCGATGATTTGTCTAAATTCTCTTAATGAAATTTTCATGATATCTCCTACATGATTTTTAAGTTTTTTATATATTTATTATTTGACAAACAATTCTTTCCAAAAAAGTGCTGCTGTCATAATAATTTGTATCACTGCGAACGCAGTAAAACTTTTTGTTTTAAAATCTTGTAGGTCTCTAATCTCTGCTTCTAATTTATGAAATCTTTCACTATGATCTGAAATGTCATGAGAATGATCGCTATTTAATGCGGCAATACTTATTTCTTGTTGACTTACTTTATTTTGAATTGAAACAATCGATTGAGGTATTTCACCTTTCATTTTCTTCAATTCTGAGAAATCACTTAATGAAACAATTTGAGAAACATCATTTTTCCAGTTTTCTAAATTTAAAATTATATTATCTTTTGCTTCAAATTTGGCGTTTAGAGATGCCATTTCCTTTTTTAAAGATTGAATTTCATTGCTAAGTTCAGAAGTTTGCCTGGAAAATTCACTACTTTGATTTGTAATTTGATTAGATATATGATTTAGTTGCTGTATAATCAATGCATTAAAATCATTATTGTTTGATTGTGTCCCGGACATTTTCTATTGTACTCTTTAATATTCTTTATACCGAATACGTATTGAGAAACAACCTATTTTTGTAGACAAAGTGCAGAACCAGCAAAAGCACCAGCAGTGGTCGTAAGACCAATAATTACCTTATTCCAGAATTGTTCTTCTAGATTTGACTCACATTTTAAATTGATTTTTTCTAAATTTAAATTATCTTTTCTAGACAATTCAAGTTCAGCCTTGAGTTTCTTGTTTTCTTCTTGAAGCACATTTAAATTTTGAAGCAAATAGTTTTTTGTAAAATCAGAGTCACATAGCTCTTTAAGATTTTGAATAATCAATTTGTTCTTTTGATTTAAATCTTCTGTAATGTCAACTCTTTTTTGTTTATGAAGTGAGTTTAATTGAAGATCAAATAAAAATTCTTCTTTTTTTTCTTCCTGAGTTGTTAGTTCTTGAGCATGAAGACAACTTAATGTCATCATAAAAGCCAAAATATATTTCATTTATTTCTCACATTTCGTTTGACGACATATAATTTTATATTCATCAATTGCTTTTTCTTTGTTTTGTTTTTCTAAAAGAATTGAATTATTAATCTTTTGTTCACACTGAAATTCAATTTCTTTTTTCTGTGTTAGAAATGTAGAATTTGTTACTTCAATAAATTCATTTAATTCTTCAATTTGATCTTTCAATAATTTTACTTCATTGTCTCTAGAACCAGATCCGATATTTGTTCCAACTAATAAAGCAAATAAAACCATTGAGACGTTGATAATTCTTACTATTTCATTATTGTATTTTTGAAAAAAGTCTTCTGACATATAATAACTCTTTATCGTGGAAAATCCTTGCCACGTTGTACGATGTTAAAATCCATTGCATCTGCATGGAAAGTTTCTTTAATAATATCACTAATATTTGACCAATCAAATGGTTTGCAACTAAAGATATCAATAAAGGCATAATTCTTTAGGGGAAAAGTGTGAATGGAAATATGAGACTCTGCGATAATCACAACACCTGTGATGCCTTCATCTTCAGGCACTAAGCCACTATATGGAAAAACATATGGTTGAGTAATTTTTGTCATACCAATCTTTTCTGGTAATTCATGCAAAAATTTAAAAATTTTATTATAATCGCTTAATGCTGATGTTTCATTACATTTGATATCGAATGTTAAATGAGGGCCAAAGGGTTCTGCTTGCATCGTACGTATTTCTCCTATTCGTCACTTTTTGGACTTAAAATATTTTCTACTTTACTTAATTGTCTATTTATATTGCATAAATCTGCTTGTAAATAAGATTTCTTTTGAGCTAGTTTTAAAATCAAATTGTCAACTTCTGTAATTTCTTGTGAAGTTTTTTGATGCAAAGATTTTAAAGTTTCTCTGTCGTTTAAAATTCCTAATTGATCATAAATTTCATTTTTTAATTCATTCATTTTAATAAACCTTTTTCTCGTAGCTGTTCTAAACAATAAACATATGTTTCATCTGGTGTTCTATTTTCTGTGTTAATATAAATTACTTTATTCTTTGTCCAAGAAGCAAGATCAAAGTATTTATCTCTAATTTTTTTCCAATTTTCATCTACACCTTCTAGTTCATCGCTTTCTTTAGGTTGACTAGTTCTAGTTGTAATAATTATTACACTATCTTTAGCCTGCGTAGTTAATTCATCTAGTTCCTTTAGAAAGCTTTCATCAAAGCCACGATTGAAAACTTGACTGTAAACCCATTCAGTTGTCCAACATCGATCTAAAACAACATTTGATCCTGAATTTTTAAGATACGTCAAAAAGTAAAGATCAGTGTATCTTAACATCAACTTATATCTTTCAGGATGTTTCCATTCACTATGTTCATAAGGATTTTTATGATATGGTAAATTTAATTCTTTAGAAATTCTTTTTGCCAAAGTTGTTTTACCAGAACCATCAGGACCATCAAAAATAAAAGTTGACATATTATTTCTTTCTCTTTTCTTCAAGTTTTTGTAAACGACCTACAAAACCAATTGATTTAAAATCTTCAATCATTTCTTTTTCACCAGGAAACAATAAATCTTCAGGTAGATCTTGTAATTCAAAATACCAAGCAGATTTACTAAAATCATAATCGCATGAATGATCCAATAAAGAAGGAATGTTTCCATTTGCAGAAGGTGCTCTACCAGTATTACCAAAGACTTTGTCTACGTTTAAACAAACCTTATCACCGCCCATACCGTCCATTTTGCTTAAAAGAACAGACCAACCACTACCAGGAATTTTATCAGAACCATCATCGTTAACAAACTTTTCACGAAGAGCTTTCCAAATTAAACGACCTACAAGATTAAGTTCATCAGTTAAACCATTTTCACAACGTCTAGCAAAATAACCTAAAAGAGCAGCATAATTGCATTGCATAATCAATGAAGTTTGTTGACTGTGAATAGTCAAATATCTACAATCCTGTGGAGGAATACCATCATTATACATGTCATTATATAATTCTTGTGATAACCTAACCAGTTCTTGAGCTCTTTCTGCAAACTTTTCATTTCTTGCAATATTAGCTGGAATTGTAACCATATGATTAATATGTTGCGGCATTTGACTTTCAACAACATAAGCCCAACCAACACGACCACGAGTAATTTGAGCCAAAGCTACACGACTTAAACCTGTTACTTTAACTTCAAAATTTAAAACTTCCATAGGTGTAGGTAAAGCACGACGATTGATTACATCTAAACATGCAGCATAATGTTCATCATTTGTGTGATCATATTCTTCGCCTTGCAATGTAATCCATGTTTGACGATACCAATTCCAAAACATCTTGAAAGGGTTTTGATGAGTAACATGTTCAATTTCAACATTAATAGAACTTAAAAAACTAGTGGTAAAATTTGCAGCTTGCATATCTTTCCTTTAAATAAAAATAAATAAATGATAACGAGATTATAAAATATATTTCTAGATTTACAAAAAAATTGATAAATAAAATTTTAAATTAATTAAAAAAGAAGACACAGGATTAATCTTGTTTTCATTCTCATATATTTTATAAAGAAAACAGTTTGTGTTTAAACTGGATCTTCTGATGTTAACACCAATGCAATTTTTTCTTTCTTTGAAAGTTTCTTGATCTGTATTTCAAGTTTTGTTGCCTCTGATCTGTTTTCCACGATTTTTGACCATATCAATTTGACAGGCCTTCTAGATCTTGTGTATTTAGCAGATTTCTTTGAGTGATTATGTTCATGAACTCTTCTTTCAATGTCAGTGGTTATACCACAATAATAAGAAAAATCAGAGCATTCTAAGAGATAAACATAGTACATTTTTAAAACTGTCCACGTAAAAGATAGGTTATATATGGTTGTTATTTTAGAAGTTGCCTAATGTAGTTTCTGAGCAAGCTTTCTGTTATACTTTCTTTTTGCATCTGTTCAAAATAAGCTTTTTTATCTTCAGATGACATTGTCTTTTTTTGTTCTGGAAAGCTAAGCTTTTTTATTTTTGATAAATTTTGCCTATCATAATCTATTAGCTTTTTAACACCTTCTTGATACTTTGCAAAAAAACTTGTTAAAATGTCCGGACATTTACAGTCACCATCATCTGCGTTTAGTGAAGTTGTAATCTTGTATCGATTGACACCATCTGTGTCTCTTCTTTGATTGATACCTAATTGCAATGCACCATTTGGATCATCGAAAGGTAAAGAATCGTTTAAACATAAAATAAATCCTTCAACTTGATCGTTAGCTCCTGGTGTTATATATTTCGAAAGCTGATCTTCGTCTTTTGTGCACCAGCTGGTGGTTTTTCTGATCTTTAAGTCGTAGTTATGTTCTGGTACTAAATAGTCATCATTGCTTAATGATTTATAAAATGCAACTTCCGAAGAAGAGATACCGCTATTGTTTTTGGATATATTGTACTCTGTTTTAAATGGTGCAACGTTACAAGCATATGTTAGAGCTCTTAAAACAAAATAGCTAGAAAAACTTCTTTTTTGTGTTGTGTTTTTATTATATTCAGGTAGACCTTCGTTTTCCAAGATACCAATATATGTTTCAAAATCACCTATCTCGTATTGTTCATAAGGGTCTAATTGTCGCCATGATTCATATGCTGCATCTTCGTCTAGTCTAAATTCATTACCTGGAAGATTTTCTAGATCTCCGTTTCCTATAAAGAAAAAACGTGTTGAGCTAGACTGAGAAGGTACAAAAAATTCTTTCCAGTATTTTTTAGCTAAACAGTAATCGATTAATTTAACGTCATAACCTGCAAATGTCTTAATGCTTCCACCTGATTCTTCAGGTACAACTTCATCAATCACTGTCTGTAATAGGTTTCTATCGTTATATTTTCCATAAGCTTCGAAGACTTTCATTATTTTATCTGGCAAAGCAGCTGTTGGAGAAGGTCTACTAAAATTTGATCCTCTTATACCGGTTTCAGGATTAACTGAACCTAGCTTTTCACCATTTGCAACTCTTTTGTCCATCAAAGGAATAATAACATTGTCAAAAAAAGCATTTTTGGACTGATAAACTTTTGAAGATGTATTCTTGCAAATTTTTAAAAAATTACTAATCATTGACCAGTTTCTAATTCTATTTTCAAATAATGTGCTCGATAAAATTCTTAAAATAAATTCCGTGTATTTCCCTTTAACACCACCTGTAGGATTAATAATGTCAACCGCAGACTGTAATGGTTGACCATTTTCAATGACATTAACTAATACAAAATCAATATAAGCATTTTTACATAATTCAAACTTATTATCACCTTCTTCTTTGGTGCATAACCCTTGCATTTCTTCGTTTTCTATGTCTTGTAAAGTATCATCGAAAAATTTTTTGATATTTAGATCATGATCTGCATTTAAAAAAACTGTTTTCCTGAACCGGTTTAGCATTATCAAAAGATCAGAGTTCAAACCTTGTTTGATTTGGTCTAATGACATACCTTCTGTCAAGAGTTTTTTGCCTTTATAATTATAAAACATTCTTTTGTATCCCGTATCTATTTTTAATAATTATATAATACATTGTAAGTACCATTTAAGGAATTTTATGTTTAAACAAGAAAAAAGATTAAAATCTTTAATTCGAAAAATCATTAATGAAATGGCGGTTTCTTTTCATCAAGATTTTAAAAACGCAATTAATCCAACAGATAATCCGCATACACAACACTTTGAAACACCACTTGATCCAAAATTACAAAATAAAACAACTACAACACAAAAATGGGAAAAAGATGTTAGTGCTAGACTTAAAAGATATGAAGGCGTGCATGTTTATGTATATAAATTTACGACAAATTTTAACCTAGCAACAATGTTATCAAAATATCTGTCTTTCGATTCACAATTAACCCAAGATAATGATTCATATATTACCAGCAATGGAGGTGAAAGAACTCTTTTTATTGATGCTAGTAAAATAGATAAATTTATCTCTTTCTTTAAAATGTGGATTTCCAGAGATGCAATTACTTCACAATCAACACCTGAATTTTTAGATGCTATGCGTCATAATATTCAACAGATAGAAAAAATCAAGAAAGACATACAAGGTTCTGAAAATAAATGTGCACTCATCTCCGTCTCAAGCTCAAATATTCCATATAATAAATTCTTTAGAGATCTTAATACTGGTTGGATAGCTATTCATAAACTTTTTGATGATCCTGTTTTTCTAAATTTTTTAAGTGCAAAATTTAATATTCAAATTCAAAACCCGAATAATCCTGACAATTCAGACGCTTTTTCATATGCCAACTCAATCATGCGTAAAATTGTGGATTTTAATGATACTTACAAAAAAGATCAAGGTAAAAATCGTCAATACATTCCTAATTCACCTAATCAATTTCAAGTACAACCTGTTTCAACTCAACCATATAATTTTAAATTTCAAGATAAAAAACAACCTGGCTCAAACTACTATTATTCAGGCTCTAATAAAATCAATCCTTTTGATTATTCTGAACCTATAAAAGTCTCAAATTTAATTTTTAGAGATAAAAAGGCCAAAGAACTAGGTATTAATCCTCGTACTCCAGAAGGATTATCCCAAATTAAAAATATTCCTGTTTCTCAAGACGAACTCATTACAAAAAGACCTATTCAAGATTTCTTACCTGAAATGATTACTTATGCATTAGGTTGGTTTATGGGTAAAGAAGGAGATCAATATATCGTCTGGGACTGGAATGAAGACATTAGTCAAGGGCAAGTCAAAAGAATGAACTCTCGAGAAGTAACACTCAGATTTTTTCAAACAGACGCTTATGATCTAACATCTGATGCTGACATTGATTTTATTGAAAAAGAACTAATGCCTTTTTTCGAAGGCGTTGTAATCAGGTATGTTGAAAATATTTGGAATTATTTTAAAGGTAAAATTATTATCAATGTTAATTAATCGTGTATTCTTCGGAGTTTAAACTGTGTACACTTTTGATGTGATTACTAATTTTTTTTCTATCTAAATCGACATGACATATCAGGCAAGACATTTTTTACCTTTGCTAAGAGAATGAATTATTATATATAAGTCATGACACCTTTACATGGTCTCTAGAAAATAAAAAAGGAGCATTTCTGCTCCTTGGCATTAGAACTATTATCTTTTACAAAGTATTAGATGATGTTCATATCTAGACAAGTTACTGTACCATAGAAGTCAGCACGAACCATCTTCTTACCATAACGAGTCATTACGCCCTTACGAGGAGTGAAATCTTCTGGTGCAAAAATGGTAGGAGTTACGATCAATGGAACATAAGGAGCATACACGAAACCGGTTTCGAGGTAAGAACCACCCTTGTAACCAACAAGGATCTTGTTTCTTGGGAAGTATGGGTCCTTGTAAACGGTGAAACGATTACTCAAGGTACCAATCTTCTCTGCGCCCATGGTGAAAGGAGAAGCAACTTGACCATCACCATCGATGGAATAAGCTGGACGATAGAGAACAGAAGCTTCAAGAACTGTAGCAACATCTGGGGAAACCACGATGAAGTTAGCAGAACCACGAAGTGTCTTTCTATGAATTTCATTAGCAACGTCGATGATGGTTTCAATGAGTGTTTCATACCATTCACGTACAGTACCTGTGAAAGCAGGGCCAGGTGTTAAGGTAGAAGTACGAGCAACTTCAGCGCCGGTTCTCTTGTTTACAAACTTACCAGGAGCACGAGACCAGAAGAAGTTTGCACCTTGAGCACCAGTAAGAAGATCATTGAGAATTTCACGATCGATTTCAAGTGCAATTTGTTCAGAAAGAATTTGGGTCAATTCAACTACAGCATCCAATGAATGGTAAGCATTGAGGTCTTGAGCCAATTCTGGAGACCAACGAGCTCTTAATTTACGAGTTGATGTGGTCACTGGAATTGATTCGATCTTAATGTCAATTTCAGGAATAACTGGAGTAATACCATTTTGAGAAAAACCATTACCACCTAAATCTGATTCAAAAGCAGGAGTTACAACAGTTTCAGGAATGTTTTCAGCAGTATTAATTGATAATGCATCACTTACAACATATGAAACTGAGCAATCTTCAGTTAAGTCAATGTCGGCTGCTCTTTTGCATACACATAAAATAAATACAGTGGCACCACCAACTGCTGCAAATGGATTAGGAGTAAATACACCGCTAGCTGCATCAACAATACCTAATTGATTAAGTCTACGAACGTTTAAACTATTGCCTGATTGTACTTCTGCAGGAATAGACGCTAAATCATTACCTGCATGAGAATAAATAGAAAAATCTTTAATCATTGTAGTATCTAAATTATCACCGGTGCTAGCTAATTGAGCAGTAGGTACTGCTAAAATATACCAATTCTCACCAAGACCACCACTTGCAATTGGTGTACAACGATCAATAATTTGTTGATCAAATTGCAAAAGTTTAAGATGAGAAGCATTTGTTACATCAACAGTTGTAGCTGTTGCACCAAAAACACCTGTAGAACTTACAGATTTTAAATCTGTTGTAACTGTATCTGTCTTATGCTTCTTAGAAAAACCAGAACCAACCAGATCATATTGACCACCAGTTGCCAAAGAACCAGATTGAATGCCTTTACCTACTGGATTGTTATAAATAGAAGAACCTGTTGCATAAGTAGCAGTGGCATCTGATGCACCACCAACAGCTGTGCCATAAGTATAATCTAGATAAAACAAGAGACCAGATGGAAGGCTCATTGGTTGAATACTTACTAATTCATTTGCTACAAGGCCACCGAATACACGACGTACGATAGGAAATGCAATAGAAGTAAAACCTTTGATGTCACCTGAACCGATTGTGTTTGCTTCACGAAGAAGTTGACTTGCTTGGTTTTCAAGAAGAGTAGCCATGTTTTCACGGTTAACTTCTTCCAAACCACGAAGAAGACCTGTACGGGCCCACTTCTCTACTAATCTTTTATTTTGTGTACCGACATGTCTTTGTCTGATACCTTCTGTTAATTGTTGTAATGTAAAACTTGACATTTATATTTCTTTTCCTTTAATGCTTTATTTTTTAGTTAATTATATTGCTATAATTCGCTTTTAAAACTTTTCGATCTTTTTATTTCTTGATACCTGCTAATAATGCCCAACGATCCATTTCTACTTTATTTGTAGTATTCACGCTTTGTGAACTCAAAGTAGATCTAGATGAACCACCGGTCATTCTTCTTGCAGCGCTTTCAGTCAATGTGCCAGATCGAGATGGACCACGACTTAAGCTCTTGCTTAAACCTTCAAAAAGCAACTTGGCTTCACGAAGTGTCTTAGCTTGATCCAAACTTTCAACAATGTGTCTTTGTTGTGCAGAATTAAGATCACGATTTTGCATAAGTTTGTTGGCATAAAGTAATTTAGCATTAAAGAGATTAA